TGAGTTCCGGGGTAGGCTGGCTGGATACATGGCGCAATATCGGCTAAAAAGTCGATAGCGTTGATTGTTCTGACCTGCATGCCGTCCTCGCGGCGACTCCAAACCTCGTTTGTGTTTTTCCCAATGCGGAACGCAAAACTTGACTGCGTGACATCCCCTCTTTGGAGGGATTCAATCACGTCCATGCGGGACTGCGGTGGATCAATCTCGTAACGCAATCCGACTTCGTCCGAAAAAAGACGAAGTGTTCCGCTAGTTGTCCTTCCTAGAAGGAAGTCATCTGAGTGATTGTACCTTGCTAGAACGTCGGGATTGGTGGCGAGTACGGCATCGAAGGCACCAGGCGCAATACGCTCAATGAAGCCACCCAGATTTTTCGAGTCTGAGTTATATAGTGCGGCTACCCCCCTAATAACGGTTCTGCCGTTGTCGTCTCTGTTGATGTGGAGTTCTGGCGACTGGGTGATTACTCGTCGCTCAAGTTCGCTCTCATTGTCCATGTGTCTAACGCCTCCTCGTAGGGCTTACCAGAGCGAAGACACTCCAGAAGCAGGTCTTTCGATTTATCCATCCACGATCGAACAAAATCATCAATGTCTATACCTGTAGCTTTTGCGAGGTCGCTCAATTCAGTGAGCATCCTTGTGGTATGTGTTTCGATCCAGCTTTCAAGCTTCGCAGGCTTGTTGCGGCGCTCCCTGATTCCGTCCGCTTCGATGGCTGCGAGCTTCCTGAGAGCCTGCTTGAACTCGCCCATAGGTTTTTCGATCTTGAATGCTTCGAGCAGTTGCATGTTGACTTGGACGAATCGTTTGTCCCCCGCTGGAATGGGATTGTACCCAGCGAAATCGCGGGCTTCGTTTATCGAAATCGCGCCAATCGAGAACAATTCCCTTAGCCACGCACTCTTTGAAGCGTGATCACCTGCCATCAGTGATGACAGATCAAACTCGCAGAAGTAATTTACGTCGTCGGTAATTAGGTCTCTTCGACATGCTGCTTCAATTCGTCGGAGGTGCGGCACTAAACAAAAAGTGACGAAGTCTAGGGCTTGTTGCTCAACCGAACTGTATGAAGCCTTGGTCATGTCGCCGATAAGAGAAATCGGCACCCTGAAGGCGCGGGCCACGTCCTCGATCTGGTAGCGTCGAGTCTCAATTAACTGCGCTGCTGAATTTGTTCCGCTGGTAAGCTCTTTGATGTGCAAGCCATGTGGAAGGACTGCTGTTTTTCCATTTCGCTCTGGACCGCGATGCATATCTTCCCAAGCACGTCGCAGGCGTTCTAGCGTTTCAGGTTTCTGCGGCTGATCAGTCTCGATGATGATGCCAGGCCTTGCACCAGAACCAAAATACGATGATGAATGCAGTTCGCAGGCTCTTGCCAAACCGATCGCGTCGCGACTAAGAGTCGTCGGCACATATCCTGTGATTCCGTCTTGCGAGAGTTGCCTTAGATGGTGGATTTGTTCTTGCCGGTAAATCGTTTTCTCGCCATTTGGCTCTGTGTATGTGTATCTCAGTCTTCCATTCGGCAAGCGTTCTGGCAGCATGCGACTTGGATGCAATGGGATTAGCTCGCTGCAACTACCTGCTGCTCCTGGAATGATGGACGCGTAAGCGTTGCCCCATAACAAAAGCCAACTTGTCATCAATTCTCGATACTCGAAACTGGTCATCCAGCCATTTGGACTCTCGGAGAGCACCCTGTGCAAAGGCATTTCGTAAGCGACCTCTTTACCGCCTCCCGGCAAGCGTCGCATCAAAGAAAACTTGAGGCTTGCTACTGCCTCAGAGATGACCTTTACGCAAGCCAACACAGCAGAGCATTGCAGCGACGTTTCCGGCGAGACATAGACTCCAGATATTGTGCGACGTGTCTCGACGATGTCCTCGAAGACTCTGGATATGCCAGATCGCATCTCAAATATCGTATCTTCAGAGGCTGTCTCGTCCATGCGCTACATCACCATAATGGTTGGTTCATATGTTGGGCCATGACTCTCCTTTTCGCTTATCCCTAATGCCATAATCATTGCCACGACGGCATCAATTCGGGCGGTCGAATGTGAATTTTTCTTCGTTGGCTTTGTGTTCCCGGCGTCATCCGTCTTTACTTGCAAGTTGCTTGCCTGCCATGCGAGTACCGGATTACCAGCGTGTCTAAATCCCGATCGCGTCGCAGTCGTTGCGAAAAGCGTTGTCGGGCTACTCATGCTCTGAAATCCTTGACCATATGGAATCACGTTTATGCCCTCATTAACGAGTTGTGTAGTCAAATGTTGAGCGTTCCAGCGATCGATGGCTACGGCACGAACAATATTCTTCTCGCAGAACGAAAGAATCCAGTCGCGAATAACGTCGATGTCAATCACATCGCCATCCGTAAGCTTAACATATCCGTCTCTCACCCATTGCCCGTAAGGAACTCTATCCTTCTTTTCTTTCTCGTATGCCGACTCCTCCGGTATCCAAACCATCGTCTGGATGTCGTATGTTCCGTCTTCATCCGGCCACACAGCAGTGAACGCAGTCGTGTCCTGCGTCGAGGACAAATCGATGCCGCACCAGCAAGGTCTTCCTTCTGTGCTGCGTAGTGGAAGGTTGCCTTTGTCCCAAATTCCTTGACGCAGTAATTTTGTTGCGCTACCCTTGACCCACTGGTTTAAGTGCAATGTTCTGAAAACTGTTTCTTCACTCGCGCTTTGCTGCGCTCGAAGAGACATCTGATGGAAATACTCTGGTTTCAGAGTGATGTCGTAGTTTGGATTTGCCATCCTCCAAGTGGATTCGGCAAAAGGGTCAGCGTCGTCCGGCGCTGCGTAGAGGCAAGGCAGAAACGTATCGTCGATTAAGACTCCGTCTCGTATTTTCTCCGCTCGTTGCCAGTCCTTGTAGCACGGCCCAAGCATGTCAGTGCCAGCAGTGGTCACATAAATGATGAGCGGTTGACTTCTGGACCCCATGCCGGTCTCAAGGACATCAACTAATTCTCTATCCTTAAAAACATGGTACTCGTCAATAAGGCAACAGGAGCTGTTATACCCATGTTTCGTGCCCGCCTCGCTCGAGATAACGATCATTGAGCTTGATCGTTCTGGGAACACAATTGAGTTGCGGTATACCTTGCAACGCCGGGACAACGCTGAACTCTCGACGAATTGTTTCGCTGCTGTATGTAGCAATGACGCTTGTGATCGGTCTCCTGCCGCGACGATAACTTCAGCGCCGATATCGTCGCAGCACAACATGTACAAGCCGATGGCTGCGGCCATCGCGGTCTTCCCGTTCTTGCGGGCGAGGGCTAAAAAACTGGAACGGAACTGACGTTTTCCATCAGGTCTCTTCGTGTTAAATAGCTTGTCGAGGTACTCGCTCTGCCAGGCTTCCAGAGAGAACGGCTGACCAGCGAAGTCTCCTCGGCTGTGCTTCAATAGCGAGATAAAATCTCTGATATCAACCAAGGAGCTTATCCATCGGGTCAGTGTTATTACGACTTCGATCGATCACAGCCATGCCGAGTCGAGTACGATCTGCCGGTGTTAGCCCCAGCACCGTCTCGAGGTTGCGAAGTTGGTCATGACACGCTGAGGCTTGAGCAAATGCGGCTGAAGGCTTAACAGCTTTATCTTCGCCCGCCCTTCCGGCCATCGCCGAATAGTGCATGGTGGTCTTGGCTAGTTCCTCTTCAGCAGAGAGCCAACGATCCTGAACTGCTGCGTATCGATGAGCGACGCGCTCGTCGGTCTTTGCGAGTACGCCCATGTCTTTTAGTAACAGACAGACCTCGACAAAGATGGCGGCAGCGCGGGGGCGCATCCACTCGGGTGGCATTGGCATCTCGTCGTGAAACTTGCCAAGCTCTTCTCTATAGTCGGCTCGCCAGGAACCTTTTAACGCAAGCACATGCTTAGGTTGAGGTGGTGGTCCACGTCTCATATTGACTCTCCTATGGGGTCTGGATATAGTCTACACGGCCATACATCAGCCATGCTGGCGAAACAGGGGAGAATTCGCGAAAACCATCAGAAACAGGTTTCGCGATCAAGAAAATGGACGCAAACGAAAAGCTACAGGCCGCGACCATTTTGGGTCTGCCACGACGTTGCGTCTGTG